TCCACCCTTGTAGGATGCTCTGCCCTTAGCGTTGAGTCCACCCTTAGGATTCTTACCTTCTTTTCTTTGCCATGCTGCTGTCTTTGCCATGCTCCCCATACCTTCCAAGAATAGACCTAATGGTTCCATTTTTATTTATACGAACCACTAGGCCATCTTTAATTTGAACTGGATTAAAACCATCATGGCGCTTATAACTGCCAGATGATGCCATTATTTTTTCTTACCCTTAACCTTTAATAGGTTTGGATTTTTTTTCTTAGCAGACTTACTTGCTTTCCTTGCACCCGCAGCCAAGATAGCGCCAGCACCTGCCATAGATATTCCTTGCTTCTTTGCAATCTGCTTCTGGGCTGTTTTGAAGCCCATTCCCTTTTTGGCTTTCATTATCTACCTCTACGTCCAGGTGGTGAAATTTTAGTTTCAGGTATAAACAGTCCTGGATATTTGTCTTCAATTGCTTTCTTAGCAGCAGCCTCAGCAGCAGCAATACCCGAAGGTGTAATTGATTTTTGATACGCATCAATTGCTGCCTTGCCTCTTAGCACACTTGGCTTTGGCTTAGGTGTTTGCTTTGGCTTTGGCTTGGGTGTTCGTTTTGGCATTACCATGTTACTTCTTCTTACCCATTTTCTTCATTGCAGTTTTCTTCATAACCATTTTCTTTGCTGACTTCTTGGCTGCTTTCTTAGCCATAGCCTTGCCCTTCATTGTGTAAGGGAACTTCTCTCCATTTACCATTGGCATATTATGCTCCTAGTTCGTTGATTGTTTTAGCGGTTTTTTTATCTATGTGTCTAGCATTTGGGTCCTTCTCAGCGTTGTAAGCCCTACCCAAATTCTCTGATGCTTTCTGTGCTGCTACTATCTTAGCCATAGTAGTTCCTGCTGGCTGGATACCCTGCTTGCGAGCATCTCTATATGCTTGCAGTTCGCCCTCCCACTTACGTAATGGCATAGATGCTCTACCATTAGCATCACCTGTACTTAATTCTAGTGTGCTTATCTTGCATCCAAAGCAATCTTCTACAAATTCTGGATGTGTTCTTAATTGATGTAGACTCATTGTGCTATAAAATTCTCTTCCGTTACCCCAACATTGGCTGCTATTAATCTAGCCTTTGTAGCATCGTCAACTATGTGACGGCTTCCACCAAGATAAACCTCTTGGTAATTCTGCAAGTCTTCATCTACTAAGTAGCGTACTTGCTTATATATCCCGTTATCTCGGATAATAGTTATCCCACGATTTAATTTATAAAAGTAAAATAGGCGGTGTCCACCCGCTGGACCTTCTCTAACTATTGGTGTATCAAAAATATATGTAGTCATTTCAGTCCTTTATTAAGAGAGGGGCAGGGCGTAAGCCCCACCCCCCATTGCTACTAAAGAGCAGCGATTGATGAACCTGATTCGATTCGGTATAAAGCCTCTTCACGGTAGCGTGCAAAGCCAAGTACGCCGTACCAACCCATTGGGCGGTGACGCATTAACTTGTCAACTACTGGTCCGATGACTACATGTGGCTCTTCAGCAACGGCTTGAGCCATTGCTTGTTGGCCTGCAATAATTGTGCGGAATACACGAGTTACAGGAGTTACGGTTACTACAGTTGTAGCAGTAACAGCAGCGGTATGAGCAACACTTACAGTGATTGTTGTTGTATCGCCAGATGTGGCAATAGAACTAATCTTTGCAGTAGTTGCAATACCTGTTCCTGAAATCTTGTCTCCAACCTCAGCACGTGCAGCGATAACTGAAGAAGAAGCAACACCAAAGGTAAACCCTGCTGATGTTCCTGCTACTGTTACTGCTGTTGTTGCTAATGTTGCTTGGTCAGCACCATCCTTGGCTGAGTAAAGACGTGGTGATTCAATATAGAATGCACCTTCGTAGTTACCAATTTCTCCAGCCCAGATGCGGTCCTGTGAAGAACCGTATTGGTTAGGAAGTAGCCAGCCTTGGCCAGATGATGACTCTGCACGTAGGTCATGGGATACCTCTGGGTGGATACCAGCCCAGTATAGTGAACCCTTGCGTGCTACAGCCTTAGCAGAACGTAACTTAGCGACAGCCCTACGGATGTCTGCTGAGTCAATTGTTGCTGCTGCTGTAACTGTTACTGTTGAGGTCGCTGTTGAACCTGAGAAAATCTTGTTATCTCCGCCACGCAATGTTTCCATTGCTACTGCGTCGATAGAATCTGCTAGGTTGTAAGCAATAATGTTAGCGATTGCTGGGTCTACATCAGCAAGGCTGAAGAGTTCCAACGCACGTGTTACCAACACTGAGTTACCGTACTCGTTAAGAGTAATAGAAACTGTTGTTGGTGTTGATAGTGCTACTGCATCTGGGTCAGTTGTCTCAGATAGAGTAGATGTCTTTTGTGCCAAGTCAACGTACTTCTGTAGAACTACGGTTGAACCTGGGATTGATTGACGGGCAGGTGTTTTATCTGCGACTGAACGAATTAGTGGTTCAGAACGGAGAGCGAACTCCAATAAGCGGTCATACGCTTGTTGAACAAGACCTGCACCACCGCTGGTACCGCCTAATGTAGCGGAGCCTATGCCTGTGTATGCATTTGCCATTGTGTTGTCACCTCCAAGTGACTAGAAACTATGATTTGTTTTATTGATTTGCTTGGAGGATAGCAAGAATTTCTTCTGCTGATTCGGCATTAGATATTTTTGTTTGTAAATCCTCCGTGCGTTCAGGGGTTAACGCATTCTGAGTGACAATATCTTGCTGCCGTAAGGCTGCTCGATTACTCTCTTGCTCAGGATTTTTAGACTCTTCAACTTTTAATCCAAACAAATCAGCATTATCATCGAGCCAGTTATTCACTGTCTCTTCGTTAATATCTTCTAAGTCTTTCATAATAAGCCTTGCAGCCTTAGCGTTTACGCCCTTCTTTTCCAGGACTTCTTTAATAGTACGCTCACGCTGCACCTTGGATAATCCCTCAAGTTGCTCAGTGAGTTCCTTGATACGCTTCTCATCAGAGCGCTTGGCTTTACGTAACTTTTTAAGTAAGTCACTGCCATCACCCACATTTGTGTCGGTATCTAGGTCGTCTTCTTCTTCTTCATCCCAGTAGTTGTTGCTCATAGCAACCACCCACCCTTCTATTCGTTGATTAGTCGCAAGCCTCAAGTCAATTCGGGGAAATTGGTTGGCTCTTGCTACCAGACTTATACACCTCACGGGGCTGGTCCATCCGTGTAGGGAATCTATTTAGAACTGACCTGCTGAGGAACCTCTACGCAAGTATGTAGTTGACAGTCCTGCTGCACCTACGCCTGATGAACCACTAAATGTTCCTATTTCTTTTGCTGTCAATTGCTGACGCTTACGCTTAGCAGAGGCTAAGCCCTTAAAGGTTTCTGCTTCTGCCTCTGTTTGTCCATAGGTAATTTTATCTTCATCATATATAGCGCTTAACTTTTCTGCAGTAGGTAATACCTCTGCAATTACACCATAGCCTGCTTGTGCTTGTTCTCTACTAATACCAAATCTAGCCAAATCTTCAGCCGTTGCCATAGCCGTAGGTAATCCTTGGCCAATTGCAGCACCACCAATTTCAGCAGCAGTTGCCTTCTCTTTAAGGCTTACTAAACTCTTTACTGGGTCTAAGAAATATTTAACAAGTTCTGCTTCACCAACTCCATAGAAGTCTTGGAAGGCTTTCTTAGTTGCTGGGTCAGCCATCTTAACTCTATCTACTGCGGTAGATACTCTGTCTTTAAATTCAATAGAAGATATATCTTTGCCAATTACCTCTGCCATTGCCAGTTGGCGAGTTAAGCGCTGGGCAGAGGTTACACCTACCCCAAAGTAATCCTGTAATCCATATGCTTTTAAAGTTTGTGAATAACTATCTTCTAATTCTAAATATGTTGCTTCGTCAATTACATTAAACCCCGCAGCACGGCGCAATTCATTACCTTTGAAACGGTCTGTATAGGCTTTAGATTGCTTTAATTTAATTGTAGCCTCACCAGTTCCTAGTCCTTCTTTCATATACTTAGAAATCTCATCTGCTAAAGAATCTAAACCATAAAAAGAAAATGTATCTTTAAGAATAGCAAAAGCATTTCTAGTATCTTTACTTATCTCATCTTCTTTTGCTTTTTTATCTTGTTCTAATTTGGCATCTGCTACTCTTTTTAATCTATCTTCTTCTTGTTTTACTAATGCTGCTACTCTTTTTTCTTGCTCATCAACACGGACGCCCGCTTCTCCAAGTTGTCTTAATATATCATCTGCAGTTTTAGATATTTCCGCACTAGTTTTAGGTTTAGGAATAGCAGTTGTTTTAGCAGCAGGCTTAGCAGCAGGTGTAGGAGTTTTAACTGGGGCAGGAGTAGAGACTTTATTACTTGCTTTAGCAGTATCTCTCTTTGCTTCAGCAGCAATTGCTGCCGCTCTTTCTGCTGCCTGTCGTTTCTCAAATTGTTCTCTTACGCTTAGTACCATTATGCCATCAATCCGAAGTCCTTAAGGACCTCTATAGCGTACTTAGATGCTTCTTCTCTAGCGTTGCTTGTTCTAGCCCAACGTGCGTCATTACGCAACATTCTATCAAAATCAGTTAAGTTCATTGTTCCCTTGTTTCCATTGTTCTTAAGTGCTGTTTGAATTGTTGGGTCTAATGCATCAATAGAGTCTGGATTTATTTCTAAAGTCTTTCCCATATTATAAATAAAGTTGCTAGATAATTCTCTTAAACTAACGTCTTCTGAGAGTGAGTCAGATAAATTACTATAAGTAGATTTTGATATAGCCAATATCTTTGCATTGATTTTTTTAGTATCGCCTTGGCCTAATTTTAATTCATTGGCTACATAATTTAAAGCATCTCTATTGCTAAGGTTAACGCCATATGAACGAGCATAGGCTAATACGCCATTAACAGCCTGTGCTGCACCAGCACCACCTTTTAATACTGTATCAATGTCAGTACCCTCAAGGGCTTTGCCAGCAACCTTACGCATTATCTCTGATTTATCTAATTCATCAATAAACTCACCAGCAATATTTTGGCTAGTTTCAGTTGTCGTGGTAGTTCTAATAGCCTTCTTTTCTGCGGCTCTTAATTCTTTATAGTACTGGTCGTGCTGCTCTTTGCTAGCACCATTACCAAGATACTGCATAAAGAATCTATCTAAATCAGAAGCAGCAGTATCACGAGTAGTAGTTACCGAACTGTATTTTACATCTGGACCAGCGGGGGTAAACTCTTTATCAAGATACTCATCAAATGTTATTGGATTTTTAATACCCTTTACTTCATAATCACGAACTGTCTTTTTGCTAAACTCACGTAATGCATATAATAATCCAGTAGTAAAATCACTAGACTCTAATTTTTTATTATCATAAGTGTCTTTTTTAATTAATCCCGCTTTGTACATTCTGTCAAATAAAGCCTGCATTCCGCCAGGTTTTTTTTGAGCATCTTCAAGAATTTTCTTTTCTATTAAATTATATGAAGCAGAAACTTGCATGTTATCTTTAATGCTACTAAATCCAGGAAGTGAACTTTGGAATCCTTTACCTACCCAAAAAAGATGTTCTTGTCCAGCATCTTTCCATGATTGAGAATCAGACTTAACTGTGCTTTTGCCAGTATCGTCAGTATCTACAATAAATCCTGCTTCTCTGATAGCATTACCTAAATCATCGCCCTCTACAAATTGAGGTCCAACAATTTCTGGGTCACCAGAACTATTAATAGTTGAATTTAATCCAGCAAGTTCTTCTTCTCTTCTATTTACTTCATCAGTATTACCAGAATCTTTTGCTTTTTGTAAAGCAGTTTGGACTGCACTAATTTTTGTTTCGGCTAATTTCTTTTCAAGCGCTTGAATATCTTCTCTTAATTTTTTGGCTTGGGCTGCTGCCTTATTATATTCTGGTGTGCCTACTTCTAATTTATTTACCTTTGATTGCGGTCCATTAAAGCCAGTAAGTTTAGAGTTAAGGTCATTTATTTGTTGTTGTAGTTTTTCTTGTTCTGTTTTCTTAGGTGGAACATACTTGTAAGACATTAGAATCTCTCCCTTGCTGTGTAAGTATCACGAGAGTAGAAATCAAGGATAGCCCTAAATACGGCTCTGTTTGCTTCTTTCAAAATTGGGTCTCCAGTCTGTAAGTCATCAATCAAAGCCTTAATATCTTCTTTCATTTCTCTTTTAATCTCAGAGAAGTTGTTTAGTTCTCTCTTAGATGGGTCATTAGCAAGGGAAACAAACTGTCTTAATCTTGAAGTTACCATGGCTAACCTTTGTTTAGTACCAGCATCTACAGTAATTCTGTCATCTATTATGATTTGCTCTACGCTAGTTAACATTGCTAACTCGCTACCAACCTCATTACCTCCACCAACAAGTGCTGGTTCTAATAATGGATTGCTAGCCTTTAATGCATTGCGCTTTCTAGTAGAGTTTGCAATCATAGCCTTACGCAACATGGTGTCACCAGATGTAGCAAGGAAAGCCTTTTCCTCTTTGGCTATATCGTAGTAAGCCTGCTTATCTCTAGAAACTAATACATCCCTGTAGTAAGTTTCTAAATCTTTGTTGCCTAGTAATCCAGCACCCTCTAGCCAAGCATAGGTACTAACATCAAAGTCGCCAGTATTTGGTGCAAATATAAATGCTGACTCACCGTACATTTTA